CTATTTTGCTCCACAGATTCGTTTCACTCCTCTCAGTATGCCGGGCAGATGATCTCGCTTCATGCGCTCGAACCACAGCCTCCCGCGTAATCCGCCTTTGGCTGTGCCTTCGTTTCCTCTGCCTCGGTTTTCGTAGTAGTTCTTCCGTGCATACGGTGTGTCCCAGTGTACCATGCCGCTGCCCTTGACAGTCGCCCAATCCTGCGATTCTTTCAGCGGTCCTTTATCGAATGGAATGTATTTATCACAGCATCGTGTAACTTCCGAATCGACAAACATCTGAGCCTTGCCGCCCTTGCCAAGATTTCGCTTTGCAAGAATAACATTCTCCGGCGCGACATGAAGTCTGACCTTGATGTGGCTGTCGCTCATTTTGCCGTCACCTCCGTGTGCCTCATGTGCTCCGAGCCGTAGGGCTTCGGAGAGACTGTGCTGACCTTCAGCGGCTTATGTGCTTTCAGCAGATCAGACGAGCTGGCGAAGGCTCCGTTGTACTCTCCGAGCTTGACGTAATCTCCCTTAGCGACAACAGCTCCGAGCGGCAGATGAACAAGAGCGGTATCGACGTTGGTCGTACCGCTCTTGCTTATGTTCTCTGCTTCGGTGTCCTGCCACCAGCAGGGGTAGTGCGTCGGCGTGTATCCGTCATTTGTCTTGTGCCATACGGTGGCTTTTCCGTTGTACAGCATCAGCACCACCCCGTTGTCGGAAAGTAAATGGCTGCCGCTTCAAGCAGCTGATCTGTCAGACTCTTGCCCTGATCTGCCTTGGATGCGTATGTTACACTGTAGTCTCCGACCTTTTCAGAGGATATGTTCTCTGTGTTCGTTGTCGCAGAATAGTACACCTCAGCACAGGCGCAGACCGCTTTGTTCAGCGTTGTCTCATCTACACTCGAAGTATCGAGATTCGCCGTCAGGAAGTCGTCAGCACGCGCCGAGACATAATCGAAAACGTCCTGCGGTATCTTTGTGCCGCAGAACGTATCAGTGTAGAATTCGTAGCTTGTCAATACGGCACCGCCTCGTCCATAGTCTGTCTCAGCAGTGCGGTCAGCTCTGATTTCTTGATATTTGCCGGATATTCGATGCCTGCTGTATCAGCAAGCGCTTTCAGCTCATCGAGCTTCATCTTGTCAATATCGAATAGATCGCCGGCGTTTTTGCCTGTATCATCAAGTAAAAGACCGACAGTTCTCATGTGAACACCCCCTTATGCCTTGTGGTGCAGATAGATGCCCTTGACCTTGTTATCGTAAACATCGGTAAGACCATAGGCGCGGAAGAAGAACATCCAGCCGTCAGACTTCTGATTCTCCTCGGGGGCGACCACCTTGTTTACTGTATGCTTCTGGTACTGAAGGACAGCCTGCTTATGGATTATCATGAAGTTGATATCCTTTCCAGCTGATGCCTTTGAGTATCCGCCAGCCTCTTCGCCCGAGGTCGTGCCGTCGGCAAGGTCGATGGCGGTGTAGAAACGCGACTGAGGAACGCGGACAATGCCGGCAAAACCATCAAGAACTGCCTTGGATTTTGTGAGATCCACGGAATTTGCAAGATTGAACAGAGTCGGAGTGATAAAAAGGAAGCGCTCCTCAAAAGGAACCTCGTCTTCATCCAGCTGCGTCTGAGCAGCTACAAGAGCAGCCAGGGTACTGTCACCGGTCGAAAGAGTTGCTCCCGAAGTGACCTTGCTGATACCGGACGTGCCTGCATATGTCGCAAAGCGGAAAGCATCAAGCTCAGGAACGGTCTTTGTACGGATGAACTCGGACGCAAGCCTGCCGAACGAAACGCCTGCTGTCTCCTCGTTGTCCATAGCATCAACAGTGAACTGTCTGCCTCTGTCATAGTTGTACTGTACCGTCTCGTTGGTGAGCGTTACGTCGCCCGCAACATATCCCGTGCTGCGGCTATAGTCAGCAAGACCGTCCATGCTCATTTTCGGGATGACGATCTCGTTGGCGTTTGCGCCTGCTCTCACGAGCGTGCTGTCGCTGTCGAGCACCGAGGTGCGGGCGCTCTGCTTGTACACTTCATCGAGCAGGTCGATGTATTTCTTGAATTTAGTAATAGAATTAGACATTACTTATTACCTCCCTCCGCGGTCAGACCCATGACAGCTCTGACCTGTGCGTCTGTTATGTCTTCTGCTGCCGTTCCGTGACGGAAACCGGTGTCGATGCGTGCGCCGCTGTCAGCTGTATCCTCGTCGAACAAGAACGCCTTGTCGGCTCTGAGCTTGTCGAGCTGTTCGGTAAGTCCTGTGAGCTTGCCGTCATCGCCGAGCTTTAAGGTCTCGCAATCGAGCTGTGACTTGACGATCTCCACATCTCTTGCCTTAGCTCCCACGAGCGCCAGTTCGAGTGCCTTGTCCACCTTGAGCGCTGCAACATCGGCGTTGTACTTGGTCTCCCAGTCCTTAGCTGCCTGCTTCAAGCCCTCGATGTCTTCGCCGTCGAACTTCTTGACCTGCTCTGTCAGATCGCCGATGCTCTTCTGCGCAGTTTCGAGCTGAGCGGTGAGGTCAGCGACCTTGCCCTGCTCAGCTTCCATCTCTGCGGTGTGCAGGCCGAGCGCCTGCTTTGCCTGCTCCTCGGGTATGCCGAGGTCGGTCAGCTGTTTGAGTTCCATGCTATCAGTCCTCCTTAAAATGCTGTTTGGGTATAATTAAAACGCCCCTTAAAGAGCGTCCTAACTGTCTGTGGTGTGCTTCACTCTGTCGTGAAGTTCTGCGGTCTTGGCGTTGTTCCAGCGGTCTGTCGTGCCGACAAGGTAGCCCGTGATGCGGCGGATCCTCTGGAACGGCACAGCGTCGCGAGTAAGCGTCAGCTCCACCGAGCCTTCATCGATGAGTTCAATATCAAGAGTACCGTCCTTTACTTCGGGATATCTCTTGCTCATGAAGTCAATGTACGCCTGAGCCTCGTTGTCGGACATATCCGACGGGTGTCTGCCTAAGTTAATCATGGTATCAGCTCCTTTCAGTCACCTTGCTGCTATCCGGCAATTCTTTGAGCGCTTGATATTGAGCGGAGATATGCTCATGATAACATATCCATCCTTGCAGTAGCAGCTGTTGTCGAGGATATAGTCAATAATAACGAATATGCAGCAGCCAGTATAAACGCCGAGCTTGCATTCATTCAGGGCGAGTATGTCTCCGACACGAAAGTCTTTGTCCTTCTTCCTTACTTCAAACCTTTTGTCTCCTCTGACTATTTACTCAAAGTACTCGTGCTCGATCTTTAGTGCGTGCGTCATGTGTTCAGCTCCTTTCGGGTAAAATTAAAAGCCCCCGTTAGATGGGAGCTTTAATTACTAAATGTAATTACTATTCTATCACATATGTCTCCAAGAGGCTTACCATTTACAAGGAACTCAGATACGAGCTGTTCCCCTGTCTTGAAATACTCATGGCGGTCTTTTTTCTGAGTTTCTGTTATCTGTTCTCCTATGAATATACCCTCATCAGTCCATGTGAGAATTGTATAGTGTTTATCCTCACAATCGAACATTATGTCTCCACTGGTGTCAATCAGTTCGATCAGTTCCTTCTTCGTCAAAATAGTTCACCCCTCTCTGAATGATATCTCGATTCATTTCCAACTCGTGATCAGTAATTTTTCTGTGTGTTCCATGTGGATTTCGCTTAGAATAATCAAAAATATGTTTATGTGCTCCAGTAGGATGCTGACTTGGTTGATTATGATCCGTAGTATCAAAATCAACAATGGCTTTTCCATCATACCCAAATATTCGTCTCTGCATAACCTTGCCGTCTTCGATCAAGTCTACAATACTTCCGGGTGTTCCCTTTATTGATAGACTCTTATGATTCGGATCAAGCGTTGAAATATCTACAATCTGTCTATTCTTGAGCATTTTAGCATATTCTTCACTATCTATTGTACCATTTATTACAGATTTGTCAAGCTGTTTTGCCAAATATTTTTTATTCCCATGCACCGCCTTCTGTGAAACGCTCCGTCCAAAGCCCACAACTCTTGTCCGGTCATTCCTCTGAAACAGGTCGTTAGCCTTACAGTACTCCGCAAGCCGCTGTTCCTGTCGTTTGAGTGTCGCTGCCTTTCGGTCAAAGTCGCTTTGGAGCTTCGCCTTCAGCTGCTCATCATCGGTGCTCTGTATCGAGCTGTCGAGCGCAGCAAGCCCTCGCTTGCTCTTTCGTATCGCACGCTCAATTGCTCGCTGCTTCTGTTCGGCGTTGTACTGCTTTTCGTTTTCCTTGGGGTCAACGGGCAGGTTCGCACGCTCGGAAAGTCCCTCGAAGAACGGAAAGAAGTCATGTCGGCAGTTCCAACCCTTCAAGCCATCGCCCCTGCCGTAGCCTGTCGCCGCTCTGAGCGAGGGATATTTCTTGCTCTTTCCCGAAATGCTATATACCTTGCCCTGCCATTCGGCATGAGAGGGACGTGCGCCCATGTGGGACGTTACCTCGACGAGATCAGTTCCCATTTCGGCGGCGAGATCAAGCTGCATCTGACCTGTGGTCTGTCCGATACCTGTTATTACAGCACGCCTGACCGCTACGTCCGCCCAGTCCGTCCGTCCGCTCGGATACGTCACCGACTGTATGCCTTTGTCGGCAAGCTCCCTGACTGCGCTGTATATCGCCTCTTGCGGCGAGAATGCACCGGAAAGCACCTGCAAGTATGCCTTGTCCATCAGGTGCGTGACCGTCTTTCGGCTGGACTGTACAGTGCTTCTGGTGAAGTTTTCAAACATTCCGTTAGCGTTTTTTATACCGGCTTTCAGCACATTTGAGAATGCAACAGAACGGAAGAACGATTCGGCGTCTTTTCCGAACTGTCTGTAGATCGACGCGTCATTCGATATCGCTTGCTTGCAAGCGTCGGTGTATATCGAACGTATCTCGCGATGGGATAGCTTTGTATAGCGTTTGAGCAGCTTGTTGACCTCGTCTGTCGAAAGCCTAAGCTGCTGTGCCTTGTAAAGCTGCCATTCAGCTGACGGCGTGAGGTAGTTCGCTTTGGTCAGTTTTTCAGCTATACTCCTTATAATGTCAGTTTGCAGTTCGTTGATAAGATCCACAAGCGGATCTGGCAGTCGGCTCAAGGTCTGAGGCGAGAGCATTACTCATCACCGCCCTCATAATTGAACCCCATAAGCTCGTCGTCGGTCATCGTGCTGTCAAGAGTTTTCTGCGCAGTCGCCTGGTCTTCGCCGTACCACTTCACTCTATACTCCCACGGAAGCATCAATCCTGCGTTAACATCCTCACGATCCCGGGCTCTTTCGGCGTTTTCATCGATGAGAGGGCTCTGGTCAAACATTATTTTTATTTCCGCATCTGATTTCACGGACGGATCTATGTAGTTGTGTCCGATATACAGCAGCGTTTTTACAATCGTTGTCAGAAAGCCCTCCACCTTGATGAAATGCTTGTGAGCGTTCTGGATCAGATCCTGCTTGTCCCCTGTGTACTGGGTTGCGGTGACTATGCTGCCGTTGTTGAACTGGTAGTGCTTCGTCCCGAAGCCTACCTTAAACGACAAGTAGTCGAGCTGAGCCTGCACGCCCTTTTCGTTTGCCTCGACCCTCAGATCGGGGTTGTGCTCCTGAACGAGTTGCTTTTCGTCTCCGAGCGATGTGCCTATTGTGTAGAAAAGCTGCTGGTTCACGTCGTCGGGCGTGATCATCTCGCCGCCGTCCATCTCCGCAAGCAGGCTTTTGTTGATGAACACCTTTTTTTGTCCAAGGTAGAAATCGCTGTTGAAGTTGTTATATCCGTGTATTAGGATCGGCAAGCAGCTTTCCGCTTTCGGAGTAACGGGCGTTTCTGAGACCGATAACGATCGCAGCCGTTCCGCTGTACATCATTCGCTCCATCAGGTCATTTGCCTGCTCCCAGAAGTTGTTTGCTCCCAGCACTCCGCTGGTTTGTTCCTTGCCTTGCAGCCATTCGCTCGAATGAACGTCAGATACAGATATTTCACTGTCACAGAAAACGATTCGTCACCACCTATCATTTATATCATCAATATTTGAGTATGCAATCAGGCTGGATATGTTGAACACAAACCCTTGCAGCAAGGTGACAATACCCAAGCTCGATGCTAAGGGCAAGGTTTACACTAAACCTGAAAAGCAAATCTACACCAAAGAGCAGGCTCGTGACTTCATGAAAATGATCGCAGACGCACCCATGAAATATAAGGTGTTCTTCACGCTGGCGATATACACGGGTTGCAGGCGAGGAGAGCTGCTCGGCATCGAGTGGAAGAATGTAGATCTCGACAACGGCACAATGATGATCGACCACACATCAAACTACACCGCCGAAAAAGGCATATATGCTGACGTGACCAAAACTGAGAAATCCACAAGAATCGTTGACCTGCCGCCTGCTGTATGTGATCTGCTCCGAGTCTACAAACATGACCAAGACGCATATAAAATGAATCTCGGCAACAAGTGGCAGGAGCACGACCGCCTGTTCACGAAATGGGACGGTCAGCCCATGCACCCGAACACGCCTTACACTTGGCTCATGCGAGAGTGTCAACGCCGAGACTTCCCGTTCTATGGTGTACACACATTCCGACACTTCGTAGCTTCCGCGGAAATCGAAGCCGGAGTTGACCCGACGACCGTTGCGGCAATGTTAGGTCATAGCACGCCAGTTACAACTTTATCTACCTACTCGCACATCTTCGCCGAGAGCAGACGAAAGGCAAGCACAGCCGTCGCCGACCTGCTTGAAAGCAAGGACGATAAGGCAACAGGATAACAAGCAGCCGACAGATCACTCCCGACCTGTCGGCTGAATACTTGATATTAGTTAGTAGTAATTTGATAAAGTCCACAATAAAGTCCAAAGGCGATTTTTAGGCACAAAAAAGGCTCGCAAACAACGTGTTTACGAGCTTTTCGATTGGTGCGGCAAATGGGACTTGAATCGAGCAAATGGGTTTTTGTAACTTTTTACCAGCCACGTAAACGCCCGATTTTACAGCGTTTTAGAGCAAGTTAAGTGAAACAGCTTGACGTAAGTTTCAGCCACTTTTCTGGGCAATAAGTCCCAAATAAGTCCCAAAGTTATGGGCGTGTTCCGTTATTATATGAGCCGGTTTTCAAGCGAAGACCGGCTCTGTTTTTAATCGTCTTTCCCGGGTCTGATCTGCTCAGGCAGTACGCCGATTATTCTTTTTATCGTTCCGGCGGTTTTGTACGCTTCACCGAGAGAAGACTTGTTATATTTATAGACCGTTCCCGATGAGACTTCAACAAGATACGAAGTATAAAACTCTTCCCAGCTCAGATACTTGCAGCTGTCGGCGTACTTGTATGTTTCGTCGATGATATCTTCCGGCACGTTTATAATTCCTGCCTTTAGAATCAGATATTCAAATGATTCCGGTGCGTACAGAGTGCAGTCTTTTTTACTCTGTTTCAGATATCTTGATACCTTGCCCATTTCGGGACCGAAAGCGGCACCGTCAACGATAACAAGCACCTACCCGATGCACGCTTTGCGAATCTTGTCATACACGTTGCTCTTGCCGCCTGCTGTTTCGCAAGGGCAGTCAAAGATCTGTTCAAAGCACTGATGCCCGGAGTTTGAATCCTCGGTTATGACCATATCGGGCTTTATCGGTCTGACCGTATCGGTGTTATACAGCTTGTACGTCTCGTTATAGACTTTCCTGAACACCTGATACTTCGAGGTATCCGTCCGCAGACCGTAAATCTCCTCGATGCTATACGGAAGCTGACTCAGATCGTCTCTTGTTACTATCACGAAATAGTTATCCGAGCCCCGCACACATTCCGCAAATTCCTTCGATTTTATAAACCCGGCTGTCTCGTCAATGAAGATGATAGTCCCGTGCAAGGCATTCAGTCTGAGCTTCCAGTCAATATTCGTCAGAACCGTGCATCTGACCTCCGACCTGACCGTCACTCCCGAAGACATCCCGTTTTGCTCATAGTCTCCGATAAGGCGAATAAGCTCGGTCTTGCCCGTCGCGCTGTTGCCTTGAAGAATTGTGATATTGCGTTTGACAGTAAGAAAATAATGGACGCGGTTATTATAGATCTCGATCTCGTACTTACCGATCATTCTGCCGCCCCCTTATATCAACCCATTGTCGAGAACAGCTTCCGCAAGTTCTTTGCTGTTGTGGACGACCTTGCCGAGATTGCTTATCTCTATCTCGAACGGTTCTTCGCCAAAATCCATCAGATACCCCAAACGTATCGGGAGATCTTTACCCTGCTTTTGCAGTTCATCCGCAATATGCAGTATCCACTTGGCGCAGTTGTCTCCGCAGGCAGAAGCGTTGAACATATGCGACTGATCCTTGCTCATAAGTATCAGCGTCTTGACACCGCCCGAAAGACGTTCAGTAGGTATCGAGCCGAGAAACGGACTGTCGATCACTCGCGGACCGATAACCTCCGAGCCGTCGATATCCTTTATCATCTGCACGGAAAGCGGTTCGGTTATCCAGTCATCTTCGTATGTGTTGTTGAAAAACGCATCGGGATTGAAAATATAATTATCGGCAGTCGGCTCGCCGTAATATATCTTTAGCATTCGGGTGTCCTCCTCGGCATTGAAACGGAATGTGTGTAGCTGAATATTATTATATCACATCTTCATTTGGATTTCAAGTGTTGGCGGACAGTATCCGCTTTTGTTTTCTGCGGTTTCAGCAATGCGGCTTCCTTAAATTCTCACGAGATCGGGGATATTATTATCTTACTGTTCATTTTCGCATACTTTCATAGAGGGATCATTATCACATATTTATTGAATCAGTTTTTTATCCTGCTCAGAAATAAATCCTTGCAAAATACTGTCATTCCATTCTCTTATTACATTATTTTCCAAGATATACTGCAATCCCCTGAATTTGGACGAGTAACTATATATTTGCTTGGCATTGAGTGGAAGAATGTCAACCTCGATGACAGAACGCTCATGATCGACCACACATCAAATTACACCGCCGAGAAAGGAATTTATGCAGACGTAACCAAGACTGAGAAATCAACTCGTCTTGTTGACCTGCCGCCTGCTGTCTGTGATCTGCTCAAAGCTTATAAGCACGATCAGGACAGCTACTAAATAAATCTCGGTGACAAGTGGCAGGAAAACGACCGCCTGTTCACGAAGTGGGATGGTCAGCCAATGCATCCAAATACGCCCTACATATGGCTCATGCGAGAGTGTCGGCGGCGAGATTTTCAGTTCTATGTGTACACACCTTCCGGCACTTCGTAGCATCAGCCGAAATCGAAGCCGGTGTTGACTCGATGACTGTTGCGGTGATGTTAGGACATAGCACGCCAATAACGACTTTAATATACAGATAAGACCGACTGCTTTTAAGCTATAACCTGAAAGAAACATATTTTGGTTAGTAAGCGAATATTAGACGAATAGGATGATTAGTGCAAGTGAAACCACCACAACAAATTGATGATTTACTGCTTTTTTATAATCTCCACTGTCTTTTATGACTTTTGTAATCCACAAATTTCGAAAATAATTTAGTAAAGTGTAAATATAGATCAACCGTTTTACTAACTCGTTATCTAACAAAAAATAAAGCAGAACTAAAATCAAAAATGATATAAAAAACAAGTTTTGTATTGAATCTTTCTTTTTTAGAATAACATAATCTTCGGTAAACAGTATAGTTTGGATAATAATAACCACGATAATCCATTTCATATCCATTAATCTAACTCCCAAAACTCAACAACATCTTGTGCGCTTTTGTTGGGTGTGACTATAACATGAGCTCTATCATTTAAAATATCAATATCATCTGAGTATTTATTTATATAGTTATAGTTACTTGTAATCCAGGGATCCCAATAATTATTTAAACAATTACCATTGCGTTGTTTTGTTAATACAATATTCAAATTTCCATCATAGCACGCATTTTTAAAGTCGAGCGCGTCAAAGAAATCAGAAACACCCTTTGCGGAAGATATGAGAAAATATACAGTAGCTCCATCAACTGCTACTGCAACTAATATTGTTTTAGTTGCTGGTTCGGGGTCAACTATTGCAGCTTCTATTACAGTTTCTAATGCACTTCCTGTCGCAGCCGAAACAACTGTTAATACAGCATCCACGACAGTTTTAGAATTATTATCTAATTCTAAGCTCTTCATGATAGCGGCAGTCTGATCTTCAATACTCGCTTCATTATTAATAATTACTGCATTCTTCGATGATAATTTTACAGCTTCAAGCAATGTATCGCTTGGAATAAACATTTTTTTACACATATAAAACTCTTGTTTTCCACCATACGGCGCATAAACCCAGTTATCCTGCGAAATAGTGATCTGAAAATCTTCATAATTATAAATGCCTAAGTAGTTGCTGACTTCAATCTTATATTCTACCCCTTCTTTCAAAGAAAAAGTATAGTGAGCAATATGATTATCAGCATCAAATTCTACTTTTGATGGCTCCATATATGCTGAAGTGGGATTAGGGTTAATAATGCTTCCATCGGGCATATATTTAACATGCAAAATCACATCATCTTCTTTATTCACTTTTGTAACATCGATAACATAATCACTGTCACGGTTAGGTGTTATCACGAATTCTCCATCAGGAAAACCATCATGATAACGATTGAACGTGTATGCATTTTTGAATTTGTCGCCTCCATCGACCGGTATCCTTACAAGGTCACCATTAAGATCCTTTAATCTATTAGATTCATCTTCATTAGATATTGAATCTGTAGAAAATAACTCAGAATCATCTAATAGATTATCATAAAGAGTTACAAGGTCATACTTGGGTTTGTTTTTCCATCTTTCATCATTAACCGTAACTTCTTTTGTTTTTCCCTCTGCATCCGGATAGTCTTTATACCATACGCCATTAACTTTTGCAACTACAGCCATTTTATACTTACCATTAGGTATATTACTATATGTAACGGAAGTCGTTTCCTTGCTGTAAGTTTTTGCTACTTTCCATTTTTGACCATCGTATTCGCCTAACTCATTTGGCGTCGTGTATGCAACTGCGTAAGCCGTAGCGCCATTGACCTTAGTCCATTTGACCATGATCTTATCATCTTTGCTTTTAACATCAATATCAGGACGTAATTTATCCAGGAAATCTTTAGGACTTACTGTAATAGCGTTCGCAAAATTGCCTTCGTACCACTCGTTATTAAACCTTGGAATAACTGCGATCTTGTGATCCATGTTATATTCAAGATTATACAATCTGCATATATATTTATGATCTTTCTCTTTATATGAGTATGATACTATTTTTTCTACCCAACCATTTTCTTCAAATTCACAAATGCGGTATGATTGAGCATCGGCAACAGGGTCCCAACTGATGTCAACATAACTTTCACCGCGTGCATCAGCACTGATCTTCGGAAGAGTTTTATTGATCTGTCTGTTTGAAGACGGAACCACTTTTATATTACTGTTTAAAAAAGTTACAGTTCTTTCTGTTTTAGGGTCGGTTACCGGTTTTCCGTCTGCATTATTACAATCTCCTTGTAATTTAAATTCATAATAAACTGGTTTACCGATAGCAGCATTATCTTTAATTTTAAAATAAACTTTTCCGATAACTCCATCACCATTGTAATTTCCACTTTCTGAGTATTTCCACTCAATTGGAAATACACCGCACTGACAAGCTGAATAATTATTCTCCCAGCCTTCTCCCCATCCTCCTTTTACATTGGAAAAAACAGAATTATATGGCGCTTCAAATTTGTAAATTTCAAAAACACTTGGATCATATAGCAATTGTAGATTGATTGATGCTATTGGGGTTTCATAAGAGCTATCAAATCGAATATTAAAATAACCTTCTTCACCTGCACGCATTTCAGATATATTATTAAATCTAAAACACGGATAAGTAGATCCATACACAGAAGTGTCTTCTTCAAACATACTGAACCTGGAACCCACATTAGCTGCTGAATTATAACCATTCGCAGCACTCGCCTGAAGGGCAGCAATGCTTGTTATCGTTAACGTCATTGCGGTTATAAATGCAACATTTTTCTTTGATCTTTTCATTATTGATCATTCCTTTCTTTTGTTATTCTGCTTTACAAAAAGCTAAGCATTTATCATGATATGACCATTTTCTAAAATATAGAAAAACAGTACTTCACAATATTATCACAATTCTGTCATTTTGTCAAGATGTCAATCATAGAAATTTACATATTATTTATATATATCTTCATTATTCTTTCAAAATGCACTATGATAACCAAAAGCATCTATCAAGTTTACCAGTCTGCGAAATACCCTAAAATCTTCTGCTTACGAATATAGGGTGTGTAAAATCGAGAATGCTTCGGAATTCAATATTTAAGGCGAAAAACAAGGGTATTCTGTCAAAGCCGGCATCGCCTTCGGCTGTCCGCTTAGGCGGTCTGCCGAAGGCTTGCAGGCTCGGGGAGAATCCCGGCCCCCCTCTCAATTTTGCAACGTATCCTGCTCATGGACACTTGCGAATCGACAAAATATCGGCGAGGGATATTCAGAAATTCATCAACTCGCTAGCCAAAAGTCATGCACAAATATAGCATTTGACAGCCAGCCGAGCATATTCCGATTGTTCAACCCTACAAGCTATAATGTTCCGCATTTACTTTTGCAATGCGTTTTCTGAATTCTCTTTTTGAAGTGAACGATTTTGAGTACACCATAAATGATTCACAAATATCTGAACCTCTTGCCACCGAGCTGTTATATGTTTCTCCAAACTTTTCAGCCAAGGTTGGATTTTTGCCATTCCCAAGCCTTACCTAGTGGAGGGATATTTTCATTGTGATATCGCTAAAAGACAAAGCTAAATATGACACCCCAATTATTGCATGGCTGGCTATTCCACGCTAATATTGAACCCAAAAACCGGCAGTCCCCGTAGGAACTGCCGGTAATTCAATGCCGATAACACTATCTGATAACGACCTTAACAGCCCTTTTAGCGAGATCAGTCGTATCGACTTTTCCGTTCACATAGGCGCCTACCACAAGGTAATAAGTTCCCTTCGGGGCGTTCTTGCAGGTAAATGATGTAGATTTAGCATCGACTATCTTTGCGACCTTCCAGGTCTTGCCGTTGGTCGTGTAGCCGATCACATACTTCTGTGCGTCCGGAACAGCCGTCCAGTTCAGTCTGAACTGATCATGTTTTGCGTTGTAATCGACCGATGTCACCTTAAGCACAGAGCCGGTAAAATGAATTGCGGCATTAAGTATGCACTCATTTTTTTCACCAAATCCGACAGCGTCCCACTGTTCCTTCGTGCCGCCGAAGTATACGTCACTCAGGCTCGTGCAGCTGTAAAACGCATACTCGCTGATGGCAATGATACTGCCCGGTATGGTTATTTTTGTAAGGCTGCCGCAGCTGCTGAACGCACTGGACCCGATGTCTGTGACCCCGTTCGGAAGGGTCACATCTGTAAGACTGCTGCAGCCTGAAAAAGCACGGGTGCTTATCTTAGTAACGCCGTCAGGAATATTTATACCGGTAAGGTTTTCGCAATTATAAAACGCACATTCACCGATTTCGGTCACACTGTCCGGCAGGATGATCTCTTTAATATTCTTGCAATAATCAAACGCATACTCGCTGATGCTTGTAACACCATCCGGTATGGTAACGCTTGTTTTTCCGCAGGGACAGCATATCAATGCAGTCTTATCTTTGTTGTATAACACTCCGTCATCAGAAGAATAATTCTTGTTATTCTCTCCGACCGTAATGCTGTTCAGCTTATCGCAGTATTCAAAAACACAGCTCTCTACATTTGTAACGCTGTCGGGAATGGTTATATCCGTAAGGCTTGTGCAGCTTGAAAACGCTGCTGCTTCAATGCCTGTTACGCTTCCGGGTATCGTTATATCTGTCAGGCTTTTGCAATCCGAAAATGTCAGGAATCTGATCGTGTCGATACCATCCGGCAGCTCCATATTTTTTAAGTTTGAGCAAGAGCTGAATGCCGCGCTGCCAATATAGCTGACACTATCCGGCAGGGTCAAGTCTGTGAAATTTTCACAGTAACCAAATGCACCGTCGCCAATGTAGGTAACGCTATCCGGTATGGTTATGTTGGCAAGGCTTTCGCAGAATCTGAACGCACTGTCGTTAATGCTTGTAACCCCGTCCGGGATGGTTATATCGGTAAGACTACGACACCCTGAAAAAGTATTTTCGCGGATCTCCGTAACGCCGTCAGGAATGTTTATGCCGGTAAGACTTTCGCAATCGTAAAAGGCATATTTGCCAATGTCGGTCACACTGTCAGGCAGAGTTATTTCTTTCAGGCTCCCGCATATGGCAAATGCCTTCGCGCTGATGCTTGTAACACCATCCGGTACGGAAACGCCTGTTTTACCGCCCGGACAGCATATCAGTTCGGTTTTCTCCTTGTTGAAGAGCACTCCGTCAGATGACGAATAATTGCTGTTATTCTCGCCGACCGTAATGCTTTCCAGTTTTTTGCAGTATCCAAAAGCACGACTGCCTATACTTGTAACACTGTCCGGAATGGTTATATCAGTAACGCTTTCACATCCGAGAAATGCATCGTCACCTATGCTTATTACATTACCGGATATGGTTATAGACTTTGCACCTCTGCACCAGGAAAATGCTTTTATGCCAATGTCCGTAACACTGTCGGGAATGGTTATGTTTGTAAGGCTTTCGCAGCTATAAAACGCACTTTCACCAATGCTTGTAACAGTATCAGGTATAGTGACAGATACAAGATTTTCGCAGTTGAAAAATGCTTCATAGCCAATGGTCGTAACACTGTCAGGTATGGTCAGTCTTGTTTTCGTGATGGGACAGCATATCAGTTCGGTTTTATTGTTATGTGACAAGTAAAACCCGAAAACCGCAACAACCCGAAATATCCCGAACAAATCATTCACAACCCTCAAAAAGCTTGTAATACCGCCGTTTTAGAGGTGCAATAAGCTGCAACGAGTGAAACGGCGGATAAATAATGGTGTCAAAAAATCAGCCCCTGAAACGGCAGTTTAGAACCGTTTCAGGGGCTTTTAAATTTCATGCGTTTTAGTGCGTTCAAACGTTCAAATAACTGTTTTAACACCTCGCAAACGCTGTAAAATCAATAGCTTTGGCTGTTTTAGAGTTTGAACAGCAGGCTTGAAATATCAGCTTTTGAATTGTCAGAAAACAGCAAATACTTAATGGCAATATGGCAACTAAATTTGAGTTTAATGGCAACCAGTTGCCATTAAACAAAATCATCGTCTTCAAGCACTCCGATAACGAGTCCTCGGCAATAGATTTCGCCGTATTCATCCAGTTTAATATTTTTATATTTCGGGTTGTGAGAGATAAGACAGTCGCCGCCGAATTCCTTGACATAACCCTCTCCATTAAGAATGAAAATGCCGACCTCGCCTGGCTCTACCGTTGGCTGTGAACGGATCAGCAGAGTATCGCCGTCATGGAAGTCCGGCTCCATGCTGTCTCCAGAGACACGAAGCGCAAAGTTTGCCTCGTGGGTCAGATTGGTTTCCAGCACTCTTATCATTTCACGCTCACAATTGTCGAGGTAAACGCCTGTGCCAGCACTAACCGGTAGCGAGTAGGTTTCTATAAAAATAGTCTTTTTGGGTTCTTTGTAAGGTGTTTTAAAGGCTCCTGAAAGTATCTTAGCTTCGCCTCGAAGAAAAGCCTTATCAGTATCAATCATTTTATTATAATATGCAAGTAATTCCAGCTCATCATCTGATAGATTTTCAGAAGGTGAGCTGCTTTGTTTTCCATAGACCAAATAATCAATAGAAACACCAAAGTATTCAGCTATTTCAATAAGATATTTTCGGTAGGATTTACTCTTACCAGCCTTCCAATCAGTATAAGCTGATTTTTGTAATTTTAAATAGTCTGTCAATTCTTGCTGTTCTTTATCCCCCAAAAGTTCCGTTATTCTGTTTAAAATGTCCAATCTGACCAACTCCTTTTAGTCTAAATTTAACGAAAATCGGAGAAAATCCTACCAGGGTATTGACAGTAGGAAATTTTCCTGCTAAACTATATTTTAGTGGACACACTGGGCGCAGTTATCCCGTAGTCCACTAAGGAAATTATATCACAAAACAAGTGTAACGTCAATAAAAAAATAACTTGTGTTACACTGTAGTACAGAAGGCAAATGGAAGAAGGTGAAATATATTGAAGGTTATTATCGAAGTCGAACCTAAAGAAGTAGCCGACCTCATAATGCAGTTACAAGGTCGGCAAGAGCATAACTCCGGCGATTATGAAGATGATTTAATGAAACATTATCTTTCGACATCGCTGGATCTACGGAAGATAAGACCCAGAGGTTATCGGCATCAGTCTTCTGAATCTTCTGAATCATCAAAGTTATAATGTTCTAAAAAACCATCTCTTAAAACTGTGCTTTCCATATCCCCATCTCCAATCTCTATTCCTGATTCTAAAAGAACTTCTCGAAGTTGATTGTGATACTCCATTATAGAACCCATGATCATAGCTGCGATTATTTCCTTTGCATATTCGGTTTGAAGAATATATGGAAATCTAAGAGATTTATATTTTTCGATGGAGAACGATCCATCAAATTTAGCTTTCTCTGCCACTATGCCGGCGCAAGCTAACCCATTTGTAAGAACATCGTTATATGAGATCTGCATTTTCTTTCACCTCCTCCCTACATAATTATACCATAAGACTGTACGCAGGTAAAGAGATGAGATCGGTTAATTTTGAAAAAAGGAGGTCAAATATCATGCCAACCAACAACATCACCTGTGCAAATCAAATACAGCCCGACCCTATAAAGCGCAAGCTCATCGCGGACCTCGGTTCTGTCATGCGCAACGCAGGTCTGCCTATCCGCAACGTAAGCTACGGCATCGTGGAAGACGAGGAATGCTACACCATCCGCATGATCTCAGGAGCTGTACACAGGATATGCGTGACCGAGGACGACCCCGTTTCGGCAGCCGCAAGAGTCCTCGGATATATGCACGATAAGTAGGAGGTAAGATTATGGACGTTATCGGAGGAATGACCGACACCGCCAAGCAGAAGGTTCTCGAAGCCTTCAACGAAATGAAAAATACACAGTACCGGACTATCGAAGATGCTGTCGAGGAATACGGAGCAGCATATGTTTTCGACTGCTGGCTAAGACACGAAGGCATCATCGGTTACACAAGACAGTCGATAACGTCTATGCATTTTGCCACGAACTGAAAAGCACAAGGGACAAGATTCACCTCGCAAGCGCTTCGACACTTGGAAATGCCAAGCTGATTCTTGGCGCCTGCAATGGCTTTGGGATAGAAAACTATTTTCGGGGTCAGTGCCGCTGGGGAAAGTACAAGGGCAAGCCTACTCTGATTAAGCTCGCATGGGCTGACAACGAGGCACAGGCAATAATCAACGGCATGAGAACGGCAGTGCGCAACGCGAGGCTGTTCGTTAAGGTCGTTGACTGCTACAAAGCGCCGATAAAAGACAGGATAGATACTCTGCAAATGCTCATGGCTCAGGGGCGTTTTCATGTGATGAAAAACTGTACAAATGTAACAGCGAGCTTATCTGAGCAGGTATGGGACTCGAAGATCGAGGACGAGGATGTTCGTCTCGACGACGGCACCTGCGATATAGACACGGCAGACGCGCTGGAATATAGTTTCTCCAAATTCATTAAGGTTCTGCTGGCATCGGGAGGTGATGAAGATGAATAGCTTTGTGATCGAATGGCTTAACAAGCGGTATCGCTGTTCGATATCCGACGGATATTACAACACTATCGACGTATGGAAGGACTGGTGGAGAGGCTTTCACGAGCCGTTCCATAAAGTCAAGGTTTTTGATGGAAAGAAGCTTCGCAGCCGTGATATGTATACCATGAAGATGGCAAAAAAGGTCTGTGAAGACTGGGCAAGCCTGTTGATCAACGATAAGACTGGTTTTCCGTTTCTCATGTTCGCACCGGGTTTCGCAAGCGAGTTGATGAACTTCTGAATATCCCTTGCCGATATTTTGTCGATTCGGAGATGTCCAAGTGCCGGATACACTCTATCTGTGATTTTCTTCTCACGTTCGAGTGTGGTGCTGCGGTGGTTGAATTCTGCGTATTCTTCAAACCACTGCTCGGCGAACTTCTGAAACTTTATGTTCGCAGTCACCTGACCGTTTGCACATTCTTCCTCGAACAGGACTGCCTGACGTTGAAGCTCTTTCTTGATTTGATTGGCGGTCATACCCTCCGGCGGCACCCAAGTTTTGAACTGAACCATCTGTTTGCCGTGAACATCGTAGCCGCTGTAAACTCTTATTCGGTAGGCAGTCACCTCGCCTTTCTTGTTCTTGCGTTTTTCAATGTAAGCCATAAAATCCCTCCTTTATAAATTCCGCCTGTCGGCAACCCAACAATACCACAAGACGTATGGGCATTCCAGTCGGCAGGCGGATTGTTAAGTTTTGCAACACATTTTTCTACTGAACCACCAACTCGCCGTTCAGATATTTGTATAGAATATCTTTGTTTATGAGGTACTTCTTCCCAGCCTTGAAGCAGTGCAGTTCGCCCGACTTGCACAGCTCGCGCACACGGTACTCGGTGAGACCGTCCACCAGCGCTGCGGCTTCCTTGATTGTCAGCATTGTTATTTTCGTTTCTGCCAT